TATTAAGTTAAATTCTCCTTGTGTTATTTCTTCAATTACGGTAGGATACTCTGGACCAAAAGGATTATTTCCAGCAGCGCTTGTTCCTACATATGTTACCGTTCCTAACTTGTAGAATCTAGTTAATTGTGTTAGATCAAAGTTAGTAGTTGTTGATTGTCTTTCAAATACAGCTATTTTTTCTTCAACTGTTTTAATTTTATTAGCATATTCAGTACTATTATTAGCTTGTCTTAAAAATAAATTTAAGTCTTCAAAATATTTATCTAATATTTCTAACTGAACTTGATTAGCTAAGCTATTAAATTCAGCTGGAGTCATGTAACCTCTCTGTTCTTTATTTAAAATAAATAACACAGTTTGGTAAACAGTGTTTACGTTTATTGCCATATTTGTTTATTTAAAAAAAAGGTGGCGTTTAAACCACCTTTAATTATAATCACTTGTTATTTTAGTTTTTTCTGTATAGAGTTATATACTTCTAAACCTTCATCAGTTTTAAACCAAGCAGCCATAGCAGAGTATGGATTTTCATCAAATGGAACATTCAATAATTTTCTTCCATTTGTAGCCCATTTAAAAGATCTATTATCATCAGATAATATTACTATTCTATCTTCTGTCGCTCTTATAGCTACATTTCTTAATTCAACATTTTCATCTTGAGCTAATTCTAAGAATAATATTGGATCTCTTTTAGCGAACAAAAGTAAATCTCTTCTAAGTTCTTTAGATGATAGCTTAGAAACACTAGACCCTACTTCAACTCTTAGGATAGCTTCTGATTTATCTATTTCCATTTCGTAAGCCATATTCATTGCTGCTATTTCAGCTTCTAAATAATCAAACTGATCTTCAGCTACAGCTACTCTATCAAACTCTTTAAATATTAAATCTTTATGAGGATGATGAGATAAAAACTCTTGTAAATTTCTTTTTTCTTTAGGAACCATCATGTGTCCATCTTTAAACACAATATGTTTCATTGTTACTGAACCTTGCTGCTCATCTACAAATATTGACTTTTGATTTGTAGCATATCTTAATTCTCTTTCATAACCTTTATTTTTATCAAAATAAACTAAAGGATACCTACGAGAGTGCCTGCTAGGTAGTGTATATGTTAATGGTTCTTTACCATTTAATAAATAGTAATTTCTATCTTTATACTCCCAAGTGTCTATAACTTTTGGAGTTTCAACGACTTTATCAATCGTTTCTACAGTTTTTGCTGTAGGTTTTTTCTTTGTTTTTTCCATAATATAATATAATATAATAATTAAAAAAGACCCCGCCTAAGCGGGATCATTGTTGTTTAAGCTGTGTCAAAGGTAAAAGACACTGTCAAATCAGAATCTCCGTTTATTTTTAAATAATCAGAAACCTTATTAGGTGTTTTTGATAATTCATCAATAAGCTTATAAACTGTTTGAAAACCTTCTGAAGCAGAAGACAAAGTTCCAAAGCCTCCAATTTGATAGACTGGAGAAAAACCTGTAGAAGTGTCATTAGGTGCTGTAGCTATTTTAACAGAAGTAGTAGTTCCAGAAACTCTAACTATTTGACCTACCGGAATTAAAAAGTCTATATCTTTAGTAGCTGTACCTATTGTTTGCGATTCTTTTATTTTTATATAGTTCATGATATTTTTTTTAAAAATTAAGTACCTGCATAAGTCATAGAAGAAACGTATTTTGTTCCAACTAATCTTAATGTAGGAGTTGAATTTGGGTTTTCACAAACTTCTTGAGCTGCCAAAGCAATATTATTAACCATATCAAGTCTTTCAGAGTCACTCATCGCTGAACTCATTGTAATAGTGAATGCAGGTAAACTGTCTGTGTCGTATGAGTTAGCATTATTCGAATAGACGAAAACTCTTATTGTTGTATTATTAGGTGAAGTACTTTCACCGACACCCCATCCAATATTCATTAAATCAAAAGAAGATGAATCAGTTGTACTCTTTGGTAGTTTTATAAATTGTGCCATATTTTCTTATTTTAAAATGTTAATAAAGTGGAGAGCGTTAACTCTCCACATTTATATAATAATTAAGCTCCTTTAAATAACACGAAGTTATTAGCAGCTTGTACGACTAAACATCTTTCAGATAAGAAATTAACTCTCATAGTGTCAAGATCAGAAGTAAAGGCTCCACCTACAGATCCAGTGATCCAAGATTTCATTCTTCTATCTTCAGTTTCAGAAGCTCTATATCTTACATGTAAGAAAGGACGTCTGATGTTTGATCCTAACATTTGATCGTATACTGTGGTAGTTCCAGCAGGAACCATTACACCATCAATCTCTTTGTCTAAACCTCTAGTTGTAGCATCATTTAGATATTTCCAATCAGTCTTGTAGAAGTCATAAGAACCTCTTCTAAAACCAGAAAATCCAAAGTTTAATGCCATATCACCATCGTTCTCAAATAGACCATAAGAAGCAGCTTGAGCAGAAGCAAATCCACCGTTAACAGCAGCTATCATATCATCAAAATCAAGAGCAGTAGCTCTAGATAAGAAAAGCATGTCTTCTTCTATAGCACCTTGCTTGTCTAGGTTTTTAAGGATTTCATCGAAATCACCTAAAGCACCAGAACCAGGAGCAGCAGCACCAGCAAAACCAGAGTATATATTACCTCTTGTTTCAATAGCAGAAAATAAACCTTCAGTACCTTTTACTACTTGTCCAGGAGCAGCTAATGTAGTTGCAGGTGTAAAATTAGGACCAAAAGTTTGACCAGCTGTAGCCATTTTCTTTCCTTCAACCATTGACATTTCAAGATAGTCTTCAAAACGTAATCTTGTTTCAGACTCAGCTTTTAAATACCATAAGTATCCAGATTGACCATCTTCAGTAGCAACTTCAACCCATCCAATTTGAGCAGCATCAGAACCAGCTAGTTCATAGTTGTCTTTCAATATAATTGGAGAATTTTTAAACGTGCTTAAAGTCGGCTCAATAGCTCCACTCATACCGTTAGTTCCTTTTGGAAATTCAGAACCATATACGAATAAACTATTAGTAGCACTTATTAAAGTAGTACCTACTAAAGTAGCATCTTCATAACTAACACAAGATAAAGTGTTAAAAGTAGCACCAGTAACGTCTTTAACTAAAAGTTTAGCAGTAACTAAACCTGAAGCGTCAGAAACTAATATAGTGTTACCTACTCTCACAGCACCAGTGTCTTGACCAGCAGGTAAAGCAATAGTTACTGTATAAAGTGGATCTCCACCACTTACGACAGTTACAGAGTCATAAGCAACGTGTAATCTATTTTGCTCAGACCAAATAACTTGATCAGAAGTCATTGGCATTTCTGCTCCAACCATTCTCAAGAAACCACCTAAAGTTCTGTTTCCGTATCTTTCTACTTCAGCTTCGTAAAGCTCAGGTAGATATTGTTGTCCCCATTGTTCAAACCCAGCTTTCTGAAAGTCAATATAATTGTCTTGTACAGTTACTTTGTTTGGCATTGGAGTAATTTGTGCGGGAAACGCACCTATTCCAGGCGCTGTCCCATTATCTACAAATCCCATTTGTTTTTATTTTTTCTTTTAATTTTCAACCTAGAACTATCTGCACCACTAATTGCTCTTACCTTTAAACCATTAATAAACATATCACCATTAGCTTGTGGCCTAGGTTCATTTGTTATATTATTAGACTTAGCCATAATATCTTTAGTAGCATCGGCTTTACCTTGCTCATAAAAATGTTTAGCTACAGCATCAGCATTATCAGCAGCATAAATAGCTTTGTGGTAGTTAACAGCATCAACAACTTCTCCTTCTTTGTTTAAGAACTTCTTAACAAATGTGTTTAAGTTAGACTGTTTTGCTGCGACATCGACAGAATTGTTTACATTATATTTAAAAGTTTTATCTCCAATTTTAAAATCAAAACCTTTGAAATCATTGAAAATATCTTTTGTTTTTTGTTGAAACGTTTCATGTCGCTGTTTAGCTATTTCTTGTTCCTTGTTGTATGTATTGAGAAAGTCTAAAGCTTTCTTGCCTTCATCACTAGTATTAGATTTAATTTTAATTTCATCATAATACTTTTGTTTTGTCTGGTCAAAGAAAGTTCTAGCTTTCGCAAGTTCTTCTTTAGCAGCAAGCTGCTTTTTTTTAATTTGTTTTTCTTCCTCTTCATCCTCGTCATAAGAGAATTTGTCCTCTATTAGAAATTCTATTTCTCCTTTATCTAAATGAGGTTTAGTAGTTTTGTAATATTCTAGTAGCAGTGCGTCTGGATCTACTTTAGAATAGTCAGTGTTTAATCTTACATAATCTTCAATATCACCACCAGTATCTTTCATAAAGTCTACCAGCTTATTTATATTATCTGGTAATACTGGAGCTTCTATTTTTGGCTCTACAGGCTTTTCTTGTTGCTCTGTTACCTCAACTATAGGATTTACTTTTTCTTCTTTACTCTCAACGGCAACGATTTCTTCTTTGTGTGCTTCTCCCACTTTTTCGCCATCTCCGGATTCGTCGCGTACATCCACTTTCTCTGTGCTTGGCTCTTGAACGGCATCTTCTTGTTTTTTAGTTAAATCAACTTTAAAAACCTTATCTGTAGGTTTTTTATAAGAAGGCTTTTTTATTTTTAAACCTTCTACTTTTTCTTCTTTTATTTCTGACATAATATAATATAATAGTTAATAAAATTATTGTGATAATAAGTCACTGTATTTTGCATCAAAATTTATTGGAGGCCCATCCATTTGTCTTTGTTGTATCATTTCACTTTGTTGTGAGCCTTCTAATTTTGTTCTTTGATCTTTTCTATCTTCAATCATGTTTTCTTTTTGACCTTGAGCATCTATTTCCATCTGCTTCAATTTCATGTCATAAGTGTACCTAAGATCTAATAGTTGCTGATCTATTTGAGCTTTTTGTTGCATTTGCAATATTTCGAAATCACTTTCTGCTTTTGCTAATTGCATTTTTTGCTCTGTTATAACTTGTTGTTTTTGTGTTTCAGCTAAAGCTGTTTGTTCAGCTAACTGGCCGTTTGCTTGAGCTTGAGCTTGAATATTTTGTTGTTGAATCTGTTGGTCTCGTTTTTGCTTTCTTTTTCTTCTTTCTTTGAGCATTTGATTAGCCAACTTTATGTTGTTTATTTCTCTAAGATCAATCGCATCTTCTAAATCAATAGCGTTTCCTTTTAAAGCTATTTGTATATTCTGTTCTAAGTATTGTCTTTCTTCTTCGTCTGGTTCTAAATTTAGGAATATACCAAAGTCATGTAGGTTTAAATTACTTATTTCTTCTAAAGTAGAAACATTGTATCTTGATATACTATTTTCTAAAGCAGACTTAGTAAATGGATATTCTAAAGAATCTGATATTCTTAGACATATATTCTCACAAGTTCTCGATGTTAAATACAACATTGCTTGCAATAAGTGTCTAGTTGCTGTGTTAGAGTTAGCGGCAGCTAATTTCTGTAACCCAACTAAAGCGTTTTTATCTGGAGTACTTCCATCTCTAGCTTCATTAAGACCCGTAACGTCTCTAATCATTTTTAGATAATATTCATAAGTCTGTATAAGAGATTGTATTTTAGCACCACCTGAGCTAGATTGCAATTCTTGTATAGGAACTTTACCTCTATTAGGATCACCATCTTGAGT